GCAACACTGGCACTCATTGAAACTGATGAGTTGAGTATTGCCAGCGGGAAAGCGTATGGCGTCTGCCGAATTGAAGGCGGCGCTGTGATTTCTCGTGGGAAGCTCCGAATCGGAAGTACGGTTGGAGGAGAAATCACTTACTTCAAAGACACATCAAAGATTGTGATTTTCGAAGATCGGTCATGGGTGAGTGCTACTTTGTACGATGTAATTCTGCAAGGCAATGCTTCGGCAGATACAGAAATCTATTTTGGAGCCAAATCAGGGACGGCGGGAATCTCCGGATGTGTGTTCAAGTCAGAGGGTACGAAGAAGTTCGACGTCACTGCTTCGAACACAAACATCACTAAGTTCGGTCTTTACGGCTGTTCGTTTCTTGATGCAGATGTCGTCACTCTACAGGCGTACAATGCCAACAAGGAAGTACTGAACTGTAACTTTGAAGCCTGCAATGAAGTCGTAGCAAGTTCATGCATTGTTAAGTACTGCAACTTCATTAACGCAGATGACCACGGTGTCTTGCTCCCGTCGCCTAACTACCTTTCCTATTGCAACTTCATCGGTTGTCCGGTTGGCGTGAGAATCGCCACGATTGACACATACGACTTCTACGGAATGATTTTCACGAACTGCACTGTTGATCTGGAGAACTCCAGCGCTGGTCTAGTCACAATCCTGAATGATAACGCTTCGGGTTCCAATACAGACACACACACTGAGACCGGAGGCGGGAGTACAGCGATTGAAAACTCTGTTAATCTCTACGTCAAAGTTGTCGACGAAAACAACGATGCGATTGTTGGAGTAAGAGTCTACATCTTCCTGTCTGCTGATGGGACGATGCTGCTCGACGACGCAACGGACGGGTCAGGAGAGGTGCAGACTGGCTACACTGATAGTATTCCTGCTAGTATTGGTATTCATATTCGCCACAGCAGCTCTAACCCAAGGTATTACCCGATCCAAACTAGTGGAACCATTCTGGCTTCAGGCTTTTCGCTTACGGCAGTTATGATTGAGGACTTGATCGCTGAAGGGTAAGCGGAAACCTTTGAACAGGTGTGAAGAAGATGACAGAAAAGCGTATTACAACGACACTTGGGGTCGTTAATCAAAGGAGACTGACATATGGGTATCAGCGCTGACATTCTCATCGACACCGTCAACAAGCGAATCTACATGGACCACGCCTATGACAAGGATGCTGATACGGCGTATTCGGCCCAGGCATTGTACACGTACTTGATGGATGAGTTTGACGCGCAGGCGAAGATGGATGACACAGTGCCCATCTCGGCCCAGACGCCAAATGCGTTTACGATGATCAACGGCTGGTTCATCGACGATGAGACAATCAAGTGGTTCAAAGATGGTTCGATTGGCACTTCGGGCTGGACCCACCCCACCAACCCGACGGGAATTCGTCTCATCACTGTGGATGGTTCATTGGCTGCTTTGCAGGCGTCGGATATCGGCTTGGCAGTGACCGGCGGGGTGACGGGTGACACTGGTACACTTCTGGCATATGATGCTGCTCGGAAGACCCTTTGGGTAAGATGCGACGCTGCCGGGGACACCTTCCAAGATGCTGATGAGGCCATCACTGTCGATGTTCATGCCGTTGGGAACATGACCGGCGTTTCGATCACAGGCGAAAACCTCTACGTCAATCTTTATACGCTGGGTACGCTGACCAGCGTTGATGACACCATTTACATCATCCAGGATGGGGCGAAGATCCCGGCGTGGTGGGATACGGGCATCACTGGTTGCGACGTTCTGGTCAAGGTCAAGGAACTCGGTGTAACGATTGACAGTGGCAACGTTGTCGTTTACTGTCGTTACTATCCGTCTGCCGGCAACGCAGCTTTGTTCGATCATTTCCCGATTACGCTTACCGGCGGCCGACAGGCTGTGCCTCTGAGCACCGGTCTCGACTTGAACAACACGTCTGCACAGGCGGATGTGATCAAGTACATCAACGGCGTCACTTATACCATCACGTTTTCCTTTGCCGGGCCTTACAGCAGAACGCTTGGTGGTGTAACGAAGAACTACGATGTCGAGATCGACTGTGACAATGCTCGGTTGTCAGAGGCGTACGAAGCCTTCAAGTACGTCTGCCGTGAAGGCAGCACGACACCGCTGGACGCTATGGACGGCGAGCAGTACATTTCTGCAAATCCTGTCTACACTCCGTCGAAGCAGTCGCCTTTCGGCACATTTGCAGGCGGTAAGTTCTTCGGTGCCAGAGGTGTATGGTTGAAGGATTACAACGACCTTGACGCCAAGAACTTCCAGCTCATCAGCTCAGACGGTACGACCGTCTATCCGCCAAACACGGTCATCTGTGCTGTTACCAGTTTGGTAGCAGGTGACTCCGTGGCGATGTTTCTCAAGACGGGTGAAACTGGTGACATCGAGAAAGACACGTACACGCTTGACGGCCAGCATCTGGCGAATGCCACGACTGTCACTGTCAAGGAGAACATCGCCGGCGGGTGGGGAACGCAGGATCCGCCTCCTGGAAGTGATGAGGGTACAGAGGGCTACCTTCGGGTGGTACGTGCTGCAGATGGCAGTGAGGTCCTGGTGAAGTATACTTCCTGGACCGGGAAGGTCTTTACCCTGGATGGCACATTGGGCACGCAATGCGAAGACGGAGACGGCGTGTACGTTCCGGTCATCGATGAGGCAAGCGCAGGTTCGAGTATTCAAAACACCTTGGTTCAAACGGTTGTCTGCTACGTCAGAACGAGGGTGAGGAAGTATGGAGGGGCGGCTCCAAACTCAATCATCCCGTTCGAGATTGACGGAGAAATCGGAACCAACGGGTTGAGCGTGCCCGCCATCAGAACCATTGATGGAATTGTAACATAACTCGATGCAAAAGCCTCCGTATGAGCTCGGACCCCTCCGCGCGGGGGTGACCCAGTGCCGAATTAACATCGACAATTTCCAGCGGGCAATTGATGTCGAGAACCAGAAGATCATCGAGTATCAGGGCTACATTCAGCGGTGGGAAGCCTACAACAAAGAGCTGAGCGCCGATGCTAATCCTATTCGACCGAGTCAACAAGATAATTGAGGTCGAAGCGCCGGACACAGAACTTACCATTCAATTCCTTTACAATGCAATCTGTGACTTTCAGGATGAGCAGATCAACATGGACCTACCAAGAGTTGCAATGGCTGCTGGTAAGGACTTCCTTGGCGGGGATTTGTATGTCGGTGTCACACTTACCTTGCTAGACGGATGGAGAGTGCGATTCGAGCCAAGGCTCGTTCCTACTATTTGCAACGTTTCAGGCGGCAATCTTGTGGCCCAAGATGAGCTTGGCCAGAGTATTTTTCCTCTGGCCTATTCTGATAATGTGCTGGCTACGCTGACACAATCATCTTCTGCAACGATGACTGAGCTCAGCGAGACATCTATCCAGTACGCGGCGTTCAATGGTGGAGTCACAATTGACGTTGCGAATGGTACTGATTCAGTTGCGTATCCGGCCGGCACCCCGCTGCAGCCCTGCAAAACCTTGTTGAATGCCCGAGACATTGCTATACAAAGAGGTTTTAAGACTATCTACGTGATTGGGAACATCACCTTAGTCAACGTCCCCGGCTGGTCTTTTGACAGTTACCTATTCTCCGGGCAAGGGCGAGTGGTTAGTACAATCACAATTGCCAACGCACTGTTTCACAATTGTTCATTCAAAGCCTGCTATCTTCTTGGGGTGTTTGCTGACGGCAGTAGCTTTGAAGTGCATGAAAGCAACATAGGTACAATCAGCAACGTCTGTATATCAGCTTTTGACTGCGAGCTTTCCGGGACGATCATATTGAAACAGGGTGGGGATGACTGCAACTTCTATAACTGTACGGACGGCCTGCCCGGTCCGGGCACACCTGCTGTCAACATCAACAATGCTTTGGCTGTTGGTTTTTGGAACTACAGCGGCGGGCTTGCATTGTCGAATGTGCTTCTGGACAGCCAGATCAGTGTTAATTTTGCTTCGGGTAGGTTGATTCTCGATAATACGTGTAAGAATGGAGATATCATTGTACGGGGCGTGGGAACACTTCAAGGTAGTCCTGATGGGACAATTGTTAATAGTTCAGGCTTAGTTAGTCCCGCTTCGGTAGCTGCAGTAGTTTGGTCAACACTTCTGCCAGGGGTCTTCATTGCAGGATCGGCAGGCAACATCTTAAGTAAGGTTGGAACTGATAGTGTACTATCAGCAGCTCTGCAAACGAAGATCACAGAGATCTACGAGCTGATGGGCCTTGATCCTGCTATTCCTCTGCTAGTCAACAAGACGAAGCGCGTTGCCGGCGGTATCAATCAGACCATTACCGGCGACGCAAACGAAGTTACGGTACAGCGCATATGACTCCCTTCAATGTTGCCACACTTGGGGTCTTGTCTCAGAATGCTTTGACCATCGCCACTGATGGCTTCATCGGTGTTGAGATCGTCATCCCGATTCTTGGATTCTCAGGAGAGCGACTACCCGGCGAAGAGGAGAAGCGCCGAGCAATCATTCTTCGAATCAGGCCCTCTTGGTCGAAGTTGATCTCTACAAGAATCATTACCGTAGGCGTTGAGGATTGGAATTTCAGTATTAGGGTTGCCAAAGGAAACGTAGTTGAAGCCTCCCCAAGAGTGCGTATAACACCTGAACAGAAGCCTGACATTCGAGTAAGGTTGATATGAAGCTCGACAACAAGCGCCAGCAGAAGTTGGAATTCAACATCGAAGTCGAAGGAGCCGATCAGAACGAGCTCAGTCCGCGCCTGGTCTTGAAAGACGGTGACCTTTCCTTCCTGATTGAAGGCAAGGTGGAGAACTCGAAGTTTATCTTTCTCACACCACCTCTGGAGAAGCGCTCTACGTCAGCAGTACTCGAAGCCCGCGTGGAAGTTGTTGTGCGGGAAAAGCTGCTTTCAGTATGGGAAGGTCGTTTTGAGATCGACCGCACGCCAGTTGTACGAGTTTCCGAAGCAATCGTTGGGGGCGAATCAGAAAAGGGGATGACGGTCAAAGTGTCTCCTGTTACTGTCGTGGCTGCTACTTCTTCCCCTCCTCCCGTGCCGGTAGCAAAGGCAAAGGTGGAGAAGGCTCCCGCTCCTCCTGAGAAGAAAATGCCTGTTGTTGAGAGGCCTGTTCCTCTTAGACCAAAGGCAAAGCCTTACTTGGTCGACCATTCTGACCCCATCGAAAAGATCATCGACCAGATGGCCTAAGGAAGACGTTTTCTCCTTTCAAATTACTGTCTTGCCATCTGTAATCATACATGGCAGAGGTTAGGAGACAGACGATGGCTGACAAGTTTCCCGTGGTTTTCTCCCATGAAGAAATCGTTGAGATGCGACGTGAAACCAAACGGGTACGCGATGAAATTGGAAAACAGTATTTGGAGAAAGACTTCTCCGGAGAAGTCGAGACCCTCGTTATCCGTGACCGTTTTCTTCTTTGGGAGAAGCTCTTTACAAAGCTCTTCAAGGCGCGACGCCGTTAAGAAGGAATAGATGCCCAGACTCTGTGAACACTGCCTTGCCTGTCACCCACTTGGGGCAAAGTGTGCACGCCAACTTACTCTCAAGCAAATACAGAAGTTAGTCAGAGAGGGTTCCGAACGAGTGTTTAAAGCACTCGCCCGTGCAGAGAAGGCCGCGAAGAAGCATCCCGGGAAAGGCCTGTACGGAGTTAAACAACACTTAAAATAAAGTCACACGTACTACGTACGTGTGAAGCATCGAACAGGACACGCACAATGAAGTCGTTATCAGAACTTTTCACCGAGTATGGCAGTGACAAGACCAAGGGCGGGTTTGCTGACCTGTACGAAGTTCTCTTCAAGCACATTCGCTTGACTGCCAGGGGTGTGTTGGAGATTGGTATTGGCCCGCCCTCGCCCGCTACTCCTGGGCAGAAGCCTGGAGCATCACTGCTCGCATGGCGGGATTGGTTCGAGTTTGCTACAATCACTGGTGTAGACATCCAGCCTAACAACACACTGATTGAAGGAGAGCGGATAACGACCTTTATATGTGATTCAACTGACAGATCGAGGGTGATGACTTTGATGGGAGGTCTTCATATTTTCTTTGACGTCATCATCGATGATGGTTGCCACAAGCCCGCTGCACAGGTCGAGACTTTCATCAACTTCTGGCCATGGCTAAAGAAGGGCGGGTACTACGTCATCGAGGATATTGATGACCTTGACACCTTCTGCCCGTACTTCAGAGAAACTGTGATTGTCTGCGCTGAACGCTTTTCTTACGGGCGGCACGGTCTCGTATTCGCAAAGTAACTACAACAAGGACAAGGGAAAGGGAAAAGACAGATGATAACAGTCGAACAGATTGCAGAAGTGTGTCACGAAGCCAACCGCGCGTACTGTGCGACATTGGGAGACAAGAGCCAGGGACCGTGGGTTTCGACTCCGGAATTGATGCAAGATAGCGTCGTTGACGGGGTTTGGTTCCACCTTGCTAACCCTACCGCCAAGCCGAAGGATAGCCACGAGAGGTGGTTGGCAGAAAAGCGTACTGCGGGTTGGAAGTATGGACCGGCAAAGGATGAGAGCAAGAAGGAGCATCCTTGTATGGTTCCCTACAAGGATCTGCCACCCACACAGCAAGCTAAGGATGTGCTGTTCATCGGTATTGTCCACGCCCTCCGCGGCCTGCTGGCGTGAAATGCTCTACCAAGTAATACTTCCATACGCTTGTTACGGCATCGAGGTGAGCGACGGCGGAGTGGTGATAGACGCAGCGCCGATCGCCAAGTGGATGGTGGGCAAGACTATCACTCACATTACCTCTTGGGTGGAAAGCCGAGAGGGAAGTGTAAACGCTTTGCCTCAGAGTTGTAGTACAATACATGACAAACCTGATTCAGCTCATACAAGTAGTGATCCCGTTACTGATTGCAGTCGAGAGCGGTGGAGACGATCTCGCGCGAAACAAGGACTGCAACGGATGCCTTCAGATTCGACCAGTGCTTGTTGAAGATGTCAACAGAATCTACGGGACGTCTTATACTCATGACCAGTGCTTTAACAGGCTGAGATCCATTGAGATCTGTCAGCGATACCTTTTGTACTACTGCTCCAAGGGGCGACTAGGCCGCCAGGCCAGAATGGAAGATCTCGCCCGCACATGGGCGGCAGGGCCGACAGGTCGGAGACTTGGTCGTGCTACAGTTTACTGGGGAAAAGTGAAGGAAGAAAAAGCTGCGCAAGATCATTGCCGTGACATCCGCTATGGGTTACAAGATCTTCCGCTGAAGTTGTAAATACGCACATGTGGAGGAACTTATGCCAAAAGTCCATACAGTTCAGCATGCGCGTAAGGATTATCCCGACGCGGGGATAAAGAAGGGTGACACCTACTACTGGTGGGAGTTCCGCTTTGGCGGGCTCCATCGGTCAAAGAATTACCCGAAGCCGTCGCAACTTACCCAGTCGGAGTTCCTTAGTGCTGTGTACGATCTGAACGATCGCATTTCTGCCATGGACAACTCGATGTCACTCGAGGACATACGATCAGAAGTGGAAGGAATCGCTGAGGAGTTCCGCTCACGGGCGGAGGAGTGCGAGGAGAAGAAATCCAATATGCCCGATCAACTGCAAGAAAGTATGACCGGAGAACTGCTTCAGGAACGAGCAGACTCTTGCAACGAACTCGCCGACAACCTTGAGGGTGTTGATATTCCTGATGATTCTGAGGTCGAATCCGATGCGAAAGAGACTGCCGAGGATGAAATCAAACGGGATCAGTTGGAGAAGCCCGTCACTGATGAGGAGTTCAAACAGCTGATTGACGACCGGGTGACCGAGCTTGTCGAGGAGAAACGCGATGAAGTCCTCCAGAGATCCAAGGCTACACCTATGAGGGCCAGTAAGGTCCTTGTCTGAAGAAGATAGCATGAAAACCCTCGTCCTCATCTTCCTCTTATTCTTGGCCGGGGCATCAGGAGCCATTGACGGCATACGGGTACATCAATATGATACTTTCGCCGCAGAGCTGTTCTGGACCGGGCAAGGTAACTGCACTTACGTTCTCTCCTATTCCACGAACATGCTCTTGTGGACGGAGCAAGCCAGGGCGTATACGTCCTACGGGCGGACACTGGAGTTGGGCCTGATGATGAATGATTCTTCTGGTTACTTCAAACTCGAAGAAATGCCTGGTTATCACATGCCCTGGATCTTACGGCGCAACCTTCTACTGCTGAGGTGATGAAAGAAACCTTGCCTATGAGAACACTCGTATTTGCACTCGTTATCGTCTGTGCCGGCTGCGGTTTGGTGAAAGATGCCGTGAAGGATCAGGCGGCAAAGACCTCAACTGCTGCTACTGAGGCTACTATTGACAGAATCATTGACTCCAAAGTGGACCAGGCCTTAGAGCGTCGTGTGGGAGGGGCTGTGTCAGAGGGTATCTCCAAGCTCATGAAGGATGTCGCTCCGATTGCCCTTTCTATTCTTGTGACCCTGATCGCGGGCAAGCTTGGCATTGACCTGAAAAAGAGTCACGACCATGTAAAACGATTGAAGGAGAATGGCAAATCATGAGCGAGCCCACCAAGCCCTCCTTGCAACTGCTGATGAAGCTCGGCAGCATCGTCGTCCACACTGACGAATTCTTCAGTCCGGATGGCCATGATATTGACCGAGTAACGATTTTGAACATGATCGATGACCCTGAGGTTCAAGAGTGGATCAAGGATATGGGGGCGTTTTTACCTCTGAGGAGAAAGCATGAATGACTTGTCTTGCATAGCCATCTTTTTTGCCTTTCAACCCAACAATGCGACAAAGCGTTTACCTGTCGAAGGAGACATAATCAGAGTAGGACGAAAGCGCTTTGAAGTTGAGTGGGTAGAGGCAATAATTCCCAACCAGGAAGGGTTTTGTTGGCCAAGTATTTTAATCTCAGCAAATTCGGTATCGAGAAAGAAGAGGAAGCAATGAGCGAAGAGATCGGACGAATCTTTTACAGAGTCCATTTCAAGTATAAGGGTGACTCTACAAGGAAAGATCAGGTGTCGTCACAACACACTGACGAGAAGGACGCCGTTGAGTTATGCCGGCAGAACTCAACGGTTGTGAACGGGACCACTGAGGACTGGCACGTCGTACGAGTGACTGAGTACACGCAGAGAATCTGGCCGGAGGTGAAGCTATGATACCTCAGATCTACTCCAAGAAGGTGACCCTTGATGAATTCACGCGCATGTGCAAGGAGAAAGGCCTCTTCGTCGCAGGCATCACGAAGAGGTACGTCTATTTGGAGGAGAGACAACAGGAGATCATCCTTCCTAACGTCCACGCCACTCTGTGCAAAGATCCGATCTTGAGGACATGGCAATCGAGTTCTTTTGAAGGAGAGTTTACGCTTGAAGAGTTAATCAAGCGCGACCTTAAGATTAGTGCCATCAAGTGCATTCGGGCAATAACCAATCTCGGTCTCAAAGATTCCAAGGACATCGTCTGTGATAACTGGGATGTGTGGAGGAGGATGGTGTTGGGATGAGGGTGAAAACCGAACTTCAGCGCATTTCCTCCGCAGTGGACGGGTATGCGAAGACGATTAAGAAGCGCCTTGTCCAGAAGTACAAAGAAGGGTATCGTGGTTGGGATGGGGACTACTCGACTGCTAAGCTCTGTAATGAGATCTACAATGATGCCGAGTTTATCTTTTCCGGGAGAGGATCGATAGACGGTGATTGCAAAGCAGCTGTTGACATCGGAGGCCGGGGGATGATGCTCTGGTACAGAAGGAAGAAGGTGCGCTCATGCAGACTGAAACCATCTTAGTTGGGACCAAGAAGGAACTCCTAGACCACTTTCTGTCACAAATCGCCAGGTTTGACGACTTCAACCACTTCGTAAACGTTGGTGACAAACGCGAGCCCCGAGAAGATCTCAAGCTGGAAGTACAACTCGCCAACATCAGCAGGACTGTTCTGAGTATGGGGGCTGTCTTCTACTTGGAGATCGTCAAGGTCACTCCTGATGACACTGCCGTGGATGCGAAGGCGATCCCTACCATTGATGTGATGATTAAGAGCCAGTACGTTCGAATCCTCTCTGACGCCTAACCCAGCAGAACGGTTATCACACAACCAATCGTAGTAGTACATCACTGTGTAGTCATAGGAGCAGTTCATGGGTGCAAAAATCAACATTGCCATCGAAACCCTGCTTAATGAGGAAAGACAGCCATCTGTGGCCCTGCAGCAGATGAAGGAGAAGCTGGCAGAGTTGAAGAAAGTCTATCTTCACTATGTCTACCGAGTTGTCAAAGGCCTTCTATACAACATCAGTGGAACGAGTGTTGGCGACACTGGTAAACTTCTTTCTCTCGGGAACGGGTTGCTCTCAGCGGATGTAGACATCGGCAAGGCAGTAGATTTACTTCGTTCTGGTATATTGGCTGTACAGGAGTGGGAAAGGGGAAACGTATCTGATGACCTTTACGACGCGCTGAGTAATAGCGGTGTAAATCTTCTGGATGACGAAGAGGTAGAGAAGAAAATCATAGTTTTCCTGGACTACTATCTCGATCAGATGAACGATCTTGCCAGAGATCTCAAGACTCAAGAATGAGCATCGACAACGCCATAGAGAAGTTGCTAGGTGAGGCAGAAGATTATCAAGAGCCTACCCAGGAGAGACTCGATGCTTTGGTCATGGAGATGAAGAGGGCGCTCTATCGCTTCAGCGTTGACCTTCGCATTCAGGTGGAACAGCTTCCCGTGCATGATTACGAATATCTCTTTAACGCTTGGGCTGAACCAGTTCACTATGCCATGGCTGAGACAGCCGCGGCAGCATGGGAGTTCAATCGATGGAAGGCTATTCCGGAACTTGTTTCCGGACTTGCGTTCTGGAAGCATTTGAACGCCGCGAGAGTGCAGATTCAAAGGATTGAGAAAGGCGATGTTCGATTTGGCAGTATCCATCGACATTAGCCATGGAATACATCCTTGATCACATTGACTCTGAGTTCCACGGTGGTAGGCCGAAACTGACATTCGTGTTCAAAGAGATCCCCGGCCCACCGTATCCCACTCCGCCTGTCGAAGAGATTCATCACGCTGACGGTTTGTTTCGTGTCTACTGCGAGTTCGGTGTTACCGATCCTGCCCGTACTGTCGCTGATCGGCTGAGGGAGACCGCCCGAACTCTTGATGAGGAAACCTTGAACAGGCAAGGCTGAGTATGATGAAGCTTCAGGCACTGATTGTGGGTGATGAAAGTACCCACAGAACTATTCCTGTTGACGACGGAGAACTTATCTTCAGCTATCCCGCCGAGCAGCACACACCCGAAGAGGGGAGGGGAGGGGAAAGCCTTACGCCTTGTTTTTCTTTGATGGTTCGTGTGAGAGGAAAAGAGGTTACTCTCCATGAGCACGTCTGTTCCATTTGTGCTAAGAAGCCCTGGTACGAACTTGCAATTACGGATTTCAACCTTCCTTTCGAGAAGGTACAGCGGCCGGTCGCTTCTGCGGGAAAGACAGAAGGAATTGAGAAAGCGATACAAGCTCTTTTGACCCGGCAATGAGCCTCTCGAAACAACACTTCATTGAGTTCTGTATTACACAACAGGAGGACAAAGACATGAAAACAGTCACCTTCGAGCAAGCCTTCAGGAAGCAGTTGGCACTGGCGAAACCGCTGACGGAATCGTCGATCAAGCAGATCAAGTGCGTCGAGTGTCACCTCACCAAGGAGCGTTTCAAGCCGGGCGAAACGCCCTTATTTGTGCTTCTTCCGGAAGCCGGCGAGCTCCTTGTGGTGGCGGTAAAACACGACGCTCTGCAGAAGAAGGGGTGGAAGTACGTCGACAACGGCACCCCGGTTCCCAGAGTAGCGTCGTAAAACATTTCCTCCTCATGCTCGGATCAATGTAGTACATGGCATCATGAGCATTCGTACTATCGTTGATCAGTTGATCACAGAAGCTGGTACAGAAGTCATTCACGTTGCACCTGTTTCTGGGGGAAGAAAGCCTTTTGGCGGGTATGTGCCCCTCCCCGCTCCAACTCCTATAAGTGTAAAAGGGGCGGGAATCCGAACCGAGCCCCTTGCTAAGTCGCTAGCAAAGAAGCCGGCGCGGAGTGCGGGCAGGGAAGAGTTCTACTACGAGTGTCCTCACTGTGGTTTTGAACTTTGGGGGCCACAAACAGAGAGGTGCCCTCGTTGCAGACTTTCTACGAAAGGCAAAGGTGAGTGGAAGTTGCGGCAGATGATTGAGCTTCCTCCGGAGATGAGACGGCCTACCCACAAAGTCAACGTGATGCCTTCAGGAGCGGTGGTCAAAGTTCCTGTGAAGAAGCAACCTCCAATGCCTTCCAGTCTGGCCAAGACACTGCCGATTGACTCGCGCAAGACTCTATCAATCACCAGTCATCCTACGCGGGCGTGGGATGTGGCCCGACGGATCATCCATCAGATTGAATCGGGTGATCCGATCGAAGAGGCCATTGATGAAATGCTTGAAGCCGATTAGGCCTGATCTTGTTGAACAAGTGATTGACTCTCTCCTCAGTGAGGGCATGAGCAACCTCATGAGTGATGAGTCTTTGCGGGCCTACGCCCGCTGGGCTTTTCAGAAGCAGAATCTCAGTAAACGTGAGTTGGAGATGCTCGGTTGGGATATCAAGCAAAACTTGGAAGCACTCGCCCACGAACTTCAACATGGAGAAGGTACCAAAGCGCTTAATTTTGGGTCATATCGCTACTGGCCAATCAAAGGGTCGCTTCGTCGTTGGCGAGCGAGTGATGGCAGTGAATTGAAGGTACATGATTTCCTTGAGATCTTTATGTGGGCAGAGAAATGGGATGCCCAAGCACTTAGAGACTATGCTCCAGACGAAGTGGTGAGGGGCTTTATCTGCCTCCCAAAGGACCAAGCCTCACACGAAGCGGAAACCCTCTAATGAGCGACTCCGCAAACCGAGAGTTCATCCTCCAGCAACTTCGTCACCAAAATCTCGTCTTCAAAGTGCGTCCTTCAGGGGTGATTGATGTCTTCCCGTCTTACCTTGGTGCATATGCATATGGTGGAGTACAAATCGAGCTTGATCCACTGTCTCGGCTTCCTGTGAGGTTTGGAATTGTGTCTGAGTCTTTTTATCTTCGAGGGAACAACCTTGCTTCGCTAGAAGGTTGTCCTTATGAAGTAGGAGGGCGCTTTCAAGTTGGGCCAGGCTGGAAAGGTGGAAGGACAAAGCTTTCTTCTCTTACACATTGCCCGAAAATAGTTCGTGGTTCGTTCGAAGTCGAGCATACCGAGATAAAAACACTCGAGGGTATGCCTGAACAGGTTGGCGGAGATATCTTTATTCCTTACAACAGGTTGATCTCTCTTGAGGGATGTCCTTCGATCGTCCATGGTTCCTTTCACTGCAGTAGCAACAAGCTGGAAACACTTGAAGGTGGTCCTCACATTGTCGAAGGCCACTTTAGTTGTGCGCGAAATCCACTGACTTCCCTTAGAGGCGCTCCGGCTCACGTGAAAGGCTACTTCAGTGCTGCAAGTTGTTTATTGACATCGATCAAGGGTATTCCGGCGGATATTGGTGGCCAGATTTTCCTCGGCCACAATCCGGTGAAGCTGAGCGTTAGAGACGTCCGGAAGTACATGAAGGCAAGGTGGGGTGTGGTTGACAGTGTAATCGACAAACTTGTCGGCGCTCGTCCCCTCTGATTGTATTACACCATGAGAGGCAACTACTATGTCTGATATCCGAGAGAGCATCAAGTCTATCCTTCGACCTAGACAAAGGCTTTCTGAGAGTATCTGGGATGAGGTGACACAGAAGTGGCTTGCAGCTAAGTATCAAGAAGGTGAGCAGAAGCCTACTGCTGATGATGTCGAAATGTACATTGATAAGTTCAAGACTCTCAAGCAACGTCAGGTCCTCCGCGGTGAGGAGAACGACATCTTGAAGTGGGGCAAAGGCCTCTGGAGTGAGTTCAAGGAGTTCGTAGACGCTCAGGAGGCAAAGATTGCCCAAGTGGATGTCGTGAAGAAGACCGAGAAGGACGCCACAAAGGTCTTCGAGAACGACAAAGTTCTGGTCGTTTCTCCCCACACCTGGGAAGCTTCCAAGAAGTACGGCAAAGGGTCTCGTTGGTGTGTAGCTTCGGAATCTACAAAATCTCACTGGGATAGTTATCGTAGTCAAGGCACTGTCTTCTACTATTTTCTTTCCAAGCACTATCCTGACAGAGACAAGTACAACAAAGTGGCGATCTATGCCCTGCCCCATGGCGGTACTCTGCCGAAGGAACTGCATGCCTATGACTCAACTGACCGATCAATGAATCAGGCGGAGGCCCAGCGGTTCCTAAAAGGTGAAGGTGTTCCGGTCAATCTCATTCATAATCGAATGACCTTTGATGAGGAGTGGTTGACCAACAAGTTCGGCACTAATTGGAATAAGAATCCTGATGGATCAATTGACGTCAAAGGAGAAGTAAACTTCCGCGGCTTGGAGCTGAGCAAAATACCGATCAAGTTCGGCAAAGTTGATGGCTTATGTAATTTCTCATCCACCCATCTAAAGTCACTGGTTGGCTGTCCGAGGGAGATCACTGGAGATTGTCTGCTTGGCGACAACGAGTTTACCTCGCTTGAGGGGGCACCACAGAAGGTCGGCGGTAGATTTGAGTTAGATGGTTGTCGACAGCTAAAGACGCTCAAGGGCGGTCCTGTCGAAGTTGGTGGATCGTACACCGTGAGGCAGACGTCAATTACCGACCTTGAGGGCATGCCACGAGTGGTTTCATCGTTTGACGCATCTGGTTGTCACCTTTTTTCTCTCAAAGGTGGGCCTGAGAAATGCCTGAAGATGTTTACTGTCTGTCACAACAGGTTGAAGTCCTTAGAAGGGGCCCCGCTCGAAGTTGGTGGGCTGTTTAGTATCTACAACAACGAGCTGACGACGATGCAGGGATGCCCACAGAAGGTTGGGGGCGTCTTCGCGTCTATGAATCAACTTGTGTCTCTCGAAGGTATGCCCGCAGTAGTTCCAGGAGAAATTGATGTGGGTTTCAACTCTCTTCAGTCACTCAAGGGATGCCCCGGGAAGGTTGGGTACATGGTAGCCGTTCACAATCATCTTACTACGCTTGAAGGCGGACCTGAAGAAGTTGCCCGCGACTTTGATGTGTCTAACAATCAGCTGACCAATCTGGTGGGATGCCCACAGAAGGTTGGTGAGGATTTCATTGCTCGAAGGAACAAGATTACGTCAACGAAAGGCCTTCCAGGGGGCATGAAAGTCGATCTTATAGGCAATCCGATCACAGCAGTGGCGAAAGAGAAAGTTGCACCAGCTCAAAAACCTGTCAAGCCGGTGCCTGAAGAGTCAGTGATCGACAGGTTGGTGGGCGAGAAGAGGCTTGATCGCTATACCGTACTTGCTCAGTGGCCCAACGGTATGAAAGAGGAAGTTGACGTTGACGCTGAAGATGAAATTCATGCGAAGAAACTCGCCGCTGTTGAGCTCGAAAGAGATTATAAGCCTGGTTGGAAGATCATTCACGTTGAAGGCCCCCGCGTTGGTTGGTATATGTAAGTTTTTTGGTAACGCGATTTCCGGCGGCCCAGTTCTCTAGGCTCAACCCCAAAAGAAAGTTTTAACTTTCCTATTGCCATCTCACCACTTCTAACCTATATACTGTAATAACAAACAACAGTGGATTGGAGGCAGCAGGTGAAACGATCGAAGTTCAGAGGTGAGTTGAAGCGCGCGGCGTGCAGGCCGCGGAGCAGTTACATCTCCATAGTGGATCGTACAGGTATGGTTGAGAAAGGGTACAGGCGATGCGTGAGAGGAGCCTAATGAGTGTTGGACGCAATGCCCCGTGTCCGTGTGGAAGTGGCCTCAAGTACAAGAGATGCTGCTTGGGCAGGGAAGACCGAGAGTGGCAGGAGTGGTTCAAGGCCGATCTCGAACGAGGCGCTCGAAACCTGGCCGAGATGGAAAAAGGAGTTCGAAATGCAGATCAACAACCACACCCACTGGTGCACGCGTAACCTAAAGACCTTCATCGTCCGCGTTGCCGAGAAGGAAATGCTGGATGCCCGCTGGACCGCAGCACTTCGAGTTTTCGTCCGATACTCTGGTTCTGGCAGAGTTCATGGTGAGGCTTGTTACAGTTCGAAGTACGTGACTCTCTACCTTCCTCCTGACCCCTTTGATAAGCCGACGCTGGCAAAACTCATTGCCCACGAACTCGCCCATTGTCAAGGAGTTCATCATCGGAACATGCATGATGCCCGATATGATTTCCGCCATCCCGAGTGGCGAAAGCAGTGGGAGTGGGCCGAGACACTTGAGTTTCGGCTTAAGACCCCTCCACCTACCCCTCTTACTGGAACTAACAAAGATCGCGTAGAGCTAGCCGGTTCTCAGGCCCTTCTCAAGCAATGGCTTACCAAGCTGAAGGAGGCTCGCAACAAGGTCGTAAAGTACAGAGAGCGAGTCAAGTACTACGAGAAGAAACTTAGTACTGTAAGTACACCGAAGGAGACTTCCAGTGAAAATCAAGTATCAGGACCAGACGTTCAGAGCTGAGACTCGGGCCATCATCGACAAGGCAAATGAAATCATCGCCGAGTACGAAGAGATGGGCTATCAGCTGACCATCCGGCAGCTGTACTATCAGTTCGTCGCCAGAGATATTCTTCCCAACACGGACAAGTCCTACGACAAACTTTCGTGTACCATCAGTGACGCCCGACTTGCCGGGCTCATTGATTGGGATGCAATTAAAGACCGGACTCGTTTCTCCCGCAGTCTTTCCCACTGGAACAGCCCTTCGGAGATCGTCGAGGTCGCCGTCAGGCAGTACAGAAGAAACAAGTGGAAGACTCAGCCTTGTTATGTTGAAGTCTGGGTCGAGAAGGACGCACTCATTGACGTAATCGAGCAGGCCAGTCAGGCCTTGGGCGTGACCTGCTTCAGCTGCCGTGGGTATGTCTCCCAGACGGCGATGTGGGAAGCGTCCACGCGGTTGATTACTCAGGAGCAGAAAGGGAAGGAGTGTGTCTTGTTCCATCTTGGAGATCATGACCCATCTGGGATTGATATGACAAGGGACATCGCGGACCGGTTGGCTCTGTTCCGGTCAGACGTAGATGTTCGTCGTATTGCCTTGACCATGGACCAGATTCGGCAGTACAACCCTCCTCCCAACCCGGCGAAGCTGTCTGATTCCCGATGCGAGGGGTATATCAAGGAGTACGGAACGGAGTCCTGGGAGTTGGATGCTCTTGATCCGCCGGTACTGGCAGAACTGATCCGCTCGAATGTCACGCCGTTGATTGATCAGGAGAAGTGGGAGAAGGAGGTCGAGCAGGAGAAGAAGGAAAAGGCCGCACTGAAGTGGGCTGCTGAGGAGCTTACCGAAAGATTCAATGAAGAAGATTCGAATCCCGAAGTTGAGGAATAGTACAACATTGTATGAATCCCAAATCCATAGAAGGGAAGAAGCTACTCCTTCACGTGAGGTATGTGTCAATTGATGACGTACCTCTGAGTGAGACGACCCGCATCTGCCTTATCATGGCCTGCACGCCGGAAGCGCTCTTCCTAAGGGATGTTCATACAGGGGAGGATGTTACACCATTGCCGCCGATGTATGAATACCTTAACCCGATTGATCCTTCTCAGAGATGGAAACTCAACCAGTATGGAGATGATGCTTCCGATGTGACCTTTGTAATCGCTTTTACAGCGAAGATGGGTTTCAGTACGAGTTAATGGGACCTGAGTAGCTCAAATGCGTGATCGTATCCACCCGTTGCTTGAATTGTACATACACAGCAGCTCATGGGTACGTAGCCAACCCTGGCGAAATCGCTACCAGGCGGTCCGGTACCGGGACCGAATAGAGCACTCAGATGTTAAGGGGCGGTCGGAAGTCCCATGTCCGATCTTAACCTTCTTCTGAGAGATGCGGTGAAAGTCCGACCAGGTCCCTTCCTCTAAATCAGTTTCTTTTACTTATGCACACCTCCAACTGAGAGTTGTATAACACTACATGCGAGGCAAAATTCTAAACTACTCAAAGAAGGAGGTACAGAGTCATGCCCGCAAACATCAGTACAGTTAGCGGTAAGCCGGAGATTGCCTACTTTGGGGAAGTTCCGTGGCACGGGCTTGGAACCGAACTCAGCAATCCCGCGACAGCGGAGGAGGCAATCGTTGCCGCCAGTCTGAACTGGGAGGTGGCGGTTGCCAAGATCCAAGCTATCGGGCTTGGTGATCCAATCGGCATCAGCGGACACTTCGCCACGGTGCGGATGGATCACAAGATTCCGCTCGGAATCGTCGGACGCCTCTACACTCCAGTCCAGAATAAGGATGCGTTCAGCTTCTTTGATTCTGTGGTGGGGCAGAAGGCGGCGATGTATCACGTCGCCGGGGCGCTGGGCAAGGGCGAGACAGTCTGGATTCTCGCCAAGCTGCCTGAGGGCATTCGTATCATTGGAACGGACGACATCATCAACAAGTTTCTGCTTTTGACCAACACCCATGACGGGTCGAGGTCGTTGAGGATGTTCTTCACGCCCATCCGAGTGGTGTGTCAGAACACGCTGTCGGCGGCACTGTCAGTTCGGAAAGCTGGTGAAGGTATTGTCATCCGCCACTTCCCGGACATCCTGAAGAAGGTCGAGCAGGCCAAGAAGGCCCTGAGTATCGCCACTGACTACTACAAGGACCTGAGTGAGGCTTTCAACGCCCTGGCCCGCGTTGAGATCGATGCCGAGTGGCTATCTGAGTACGTGTGTGAGATCATGCCCTCCGCCAAGGAGGGCGAGGTGAGCACGCGCTTGGAAAACATCCGCGACGGGATGGTTGCTCGGTTCGAGTCACCGGCGAACAGCCTGCCTGGAATCAAGGGAACGGCCTGGGCTGCCTACAACTCCGTGACGGAGTATGTAGATCACATTAGAAGCATCCCAAAGGTGGACCAGGATGTTTCCCGCCGGCTTCAGTCGGTGTGGATGGGCAGCGGGGCGAAGATCAAGGAGTCCGCGCTGAACATCGCCTTGAAGAAGATTGGGGTGGTCCATCTGCCCCAGGTCAAAGGGGTTGTCATCAATTAGGGGTTGGAGGTTGCCGCAACGAGGGCGCAGGAAAGGGATAAGGGTCCTGCGCCTGAGGTTTGAAGGCTGTGGGCGCGAAAAGGTATCGACGAGTAGGAAGGAGCTGGTGAGTGCGTGCCGTGAAATGCACAGTTGGTCACGTAGAAACTATTCTGTGCACTTATAGGTGCTGAACCTATGAAACTCGCTGCTTAACCAGCAGTGATAGGAAACCGATGAGTGCTCTGGTAATCGGGAGTACGACTATTCACAGAGCCAAAGCCTGTGGTTCAGGTGCTTGAGTAGGTCGAGCTGAAAGAGCCTACTGGTGGAGGACGACGGAGAAATCTGTCATCCCTCGATTGTCGAATCGTTAAATCGACTACGCACGTAGATCTACCAGTTGCTCTTATTCGGACGCGGGTTCGATTCCCGCCGCGTCCACCATTCGTGGAGGTGAAATGAAAGTAGATTGGGAAATCACGTTCAGAATTGGGGTAGAGAAGGTGGGTGGTAAGGACTTTCCTTCTCGCGGAGGATTGAAAACAGAAGTCCCGCCGCGTCTCGCTGTGCTGGGTACGATTTATCCTACGTACAACGAAAAATCGCTCACTTTTACCAAGAAAGCACTCGGAGGCCGTCACTCAAAGGACGTAGGGTCGGACTTTGAGCGAAAGGTAGTTCACACACTTAGCCAGTGGTGGGGTGCGGAATTCCGTCGTACTCCATCATCTGGCGGGTGGGATAAGCTAAGTTCAGATGGTCAAGTTCAGGCCGCCGGGGATATCTGGAGCCCTCCGGAAGCGAACTTTCCTTTCTGTGTCGAGTGCAAGCGACGGAAAGAGCCCTTGGACTTCTTTGCACCTTACAGTGAAACTAGTGACATCATCGTTGACTGGTGGGAGCAATGTATTGATGACGCTTTAAGAGCAAAAAAGCGTCCACTGCTGATCATGCGATGCGGGAATCGTGAATACGCCGCTTACATCTTTGCGTCGATCGAGCTTCTAGATTCAACCGAAAAGACTCCTCCTGAGGATTTTAGGGAGGTGACTTTATCTTGCAAGTCCGGTGTTTTCAATGTGATGAGACTTGAGGACTTCGTCTCAAGTTACAAGAAGAGGGTTTGATGGCCGAAGAACAGAAGGCACCAACTCCTGAAGAAGTTGAACGGCCCCACAAGTGTCCGTTCTGCGACTACCGTGCGAAGGTAGCCTCTCTTCTGTCTCGCCATATCAACCATCATCATCCCGAGCTCAAAGCCAAGACACCGATGAAGTTACTCACTGTTTTGCAGGGCAAGGAAAAGGTGAGTGACATGCTCGTAGCCGTGGCAGACTTTATCGACAAAGCCTCAAACTTTGATCAGCATCTGCCAGATGATGTTGTGGAGTTTCTCAAGAGAGAGGATGCCAAGGTTCAGTTGATCCTGCGCGTGATCGCCATTGGAAAGATCCAACGGGCTCTCGAGTTGGATGATGAGATGAAAAACCTACAAATCTTGTTCAAGGACAAGATGAAGGATGCGAATTGGAAAGGTCGTATCAGTCCGGGAGGGGCGTTGATGCTCATGGAAAGCATCTCGGGGATGCAAGCACGTGAACTTAACTTCCTCAAAGAGCTGTCCCAGCTCGGCGAAGTGAACTTGAAGGATGTGATTGACAAGCTCGTACTTGCATTTGGTTCGGCAAAACTCGGGAGTAAGAGGACCGGAGGAGTTCGAAAACTCGAGCTTACCGAAGTAGTCTTGCCAGACGATCCGGCTGAAAGAGAAGGCATGCGACGGGTTCTTACACACCTGATCCGTGGAGAAGAAGATGAATCTGGCGGAGGAACTCACACGGTTGAAGCCGAAGACGCGGCGGGCGCTGGAGAAAATCCTAGCGACCATCCAGAAAACAGGTGACACGAGTGTCATCGAGAGTCTTCGAGCAGTTGACTACGAGCGCGAAATCGTCCCCCCTCGTCAGTTTGTTGAAGATGATTACTTTTTGGGCAAGAACGTCAAGAACTTGTCTGAGGCTTGGAAGCAAGAACTTGAGATCGTCTTTGATCCCGACAGCACAATCGGTACTATCATCATCACGGGTGCCATCGGGATAGGCAAGACCACCTTTGCGGCGATCTGCCTTACGAGAAAACTCTACGAGTTGTCCTGCCTTCGTGATCCATCTCACTTCTTCGGCCTGCTACCAAAGAGCAAGATCATCTTCGGCGTCTACAACATCACCTTGGACAAAGCAGATGACGTATCAGTACTCGTCGAGCAGTATGTAAATGACTCTCCGTACTTTCAAGAGAAATGCGCAATCCGGCCACGGCCACATTATCCTCTCTACTTTCCGGAGAAGCGACTTGAGGTGGCCTCAGGCAGTCTAGCGTCCCATGCACTTGGAGACAATGTGCTTGGGTTTATCCTGGACGAAGCAAACTTCCATAAGAAGGTACAGAATCCCGATGCTCAGACTGAGAAGACACGAGCACACCAGTTGTTCAATGAAGCGCGTAGTAGGCAGGTATCTCGCTTTCTCCGACGCGGTCGATTGCCTGGATTGACAATGCTGCTCTCTTCAAGAAAGTTTCAGAGTTCAATGCTGGATGAGTTGATCGAGAAAGTTGCAGTTGATCCTGATCTGCAACAGACCGTTCGAATCATCCAGTTTGCGTTGTGGGAGATAAAGAATCCGGATGACTTCAGTGGCGAGCACTTTGATGTTGTAATCGGAACAGAGCACTATGCATCGAGAGTACTTGAGTTTGAGGAAATTCCTCCGGAAGGATCGGAAATAGTTAGTGTACCGGTTGAGTACAGAGAGCAGTTCTTTACAGACGCTGACCTGGCCCTGAGAGACATTGCGGGAATCAGTACCGCGGGGTCGACAGCGTTCTTCCCGGTAAAGCAGAAGATCTTGAACTGCATCGAAAACGACCGTACTCATCCATTCAGTCGACCGGTGCTCACTCTGGCGCTTGGATCAGACACTCGGATTGATGATTTCTTTCAAGAACGGAAGTTGTGTAAGATTGAGCGTTCGGTTTGGTGCCCATTGGTCCATCCAGAAGCGCCCCGTCATCTCCATATTGACTTGGCTTACTCGGAGGAGAACGTCGGGATTGCGATGGGTCATCCATACATCATGAGAGATGCGAAGTTTGGTGTCTACGTTGACTTCATGCTTCGAATCAGCCCTCCTGTAAAAGGACAGATTCCTTTCGCGGAGATCATTGCTTTCGTGAATCAACTTCGAAACACCTACCGGTTTAGAATCAAGAAAGTAACCTTTGACCAGTATCAGTCACGGATGCCCATTCAGCTTCTTCTACAAGCCGGGTTTGAGGCCGAGCTCCTTAGTATTGATCTCATCCACTACACGCATTTGAAAACCTGTTTTACCGAGCGGAGAATCAACATGTATGAGTATGCACCTCTGCTTGAGGAAGTTGACGGCCTTAGGAAAAATCCTGAAGGTGGCAGGCCTAACCACAAGCCCGGCTCCTTTGATGACATACTAGATGCCTTGGCAGGGGCTGTGAGCCGCTGTTACAACATCTCCTCTTCCCGGGCGAGAGTAGGTACGGTCAAGAAGGACAAAGTCGTTCTCCCTCGCGTTGATGATGGCCCGATTGTGATGTCCGTCAACGAATCCCATCGTCAAGAAGAATTCCGACCCAAGCCCTAGAACTAGTATTACGAGTTGACCTCGTAGTGTAGGTCTAGGGGTTTGATGACAACTGACGAACAGATTGAACAGAAGATCAGCGCTTTAGTAGAGACGACAGGACCGGACCTTACAGCAATGTTTTCTTTATCACCTGAAAGGCACGCGCTGATGAAGCGAATCTCATCTGATTGTCAGATGGTATCGAGGAAAATCAGTGAGAATCTCTTGGCCCTGCAAGATGAAGAAGACGATCTTACTCTGGCCGGAGTTATGGCCTACAGCAAAGAGATGGCCGAGCAGCAAGCCTCTCTGTTCGAAGCATTGGCCGCCTACTTTGCAAGCAGGGACTCACTGCCTCCACAAATGGCAAAGCACAGATTGAATGCACAACATGCACTAGACGAGATAGAAAGGTTGATCGACATATGAACCTGACTGAGCGGAAGATCGAAGAAGCCATTGATGCCATGGTATGCCCGGGTGTTGCTGCTGTGATTAGCAAGGACAAGAAGGCAGATGTAGTCAAGCATTTGATTCAGTATGTAAAGGAAGCTGATGCCTTCCGTCCGTGCGGCCATATTGAACTCGTCCCGAAACTTGACCCTCACGCCTACATCTTGGAGTACAGAGGCGGTACACTTTACTTCGTCAAGAAAGAGTTCCGTACTGATGACCTTTACCTCTTTGAGGGGTCGAAGATGTACTCAGTCTTGGAGGAGATCGAGCGCTTCTGGACGTTAAAAGGTAACTTCGACAAGCTTGGGTTCCTCCACAACAGAGGTCTTCTTCTTTACGGTCCCCCAGGAACGGGCAAGACCTGCCTGATCAAACAGGTTGCTGAAAGCATGACAAAGCAGGGCGACCTGATAATCATCGCCCGTGCCCTTGGTGAGGTGCTTGAAGGCCTCCCGGCTTTCCGAGAAGTCGAACCGGATCGCAGAGTTGTTGTCGTCTTTGAGGATATGGATGAGTATATCGGTTACTCGGAGCGGAACATGCTCCAGTTGCTTGACGGCAACAATTCTGTCGACAACGTCCTGTTCTTGGGCACGACCAACTACATCGAGAAGTTCCCGCCTAGGCTTCTCCGTCCGGGCCGGTTTGACAAGAAGGTCAAGATCGACTACCCGCCTGTAGAAGGCCGACTGATTTATCTGAAGCACAAGCTCAACGGAATCGAGACCCCCGAACGTATTCAACAGATCGCCGAGAAGACCAGGGGCTTCTCCTTCGGCCATCTCCGAGAGCTGATCATTGCCGGGTATGCCTTCAAGGAGAATGTCGGTGACGTGATCGAGCGCCTTCGTTCGGCCGATTACACTGATCTGCCCAGGCGAGACGAGAAGGTCCTCGAGAGCATCCGGAGAAAGTAGTGGACATCGAAAAGGCCATCACCGTCGTGATTGAGGCAGATAGTCCTGAGGGGGCAACTGCTGAGGAACTTTTTATCGAGATCAAACAGGTGATGGAGAAGATACAGCACGCAATGGCCAGGCACTATTCGATTGGGATTGAAAAGATTGCTTCGGGTGAGTTTGTCTCTACGCAAGAATTGGAGGAACCGCTGATGAGAGCTGTTAGTGCCCTTCTTCTTTTTGCCAAAGTAGTCTCAGCTCGATATCATGAAGATATTGTGACTCTTCGCAGTCAGCTTTCTCGAATCAACGTACAGTACCGAAAGATTTCTCGGCCTGGTTATGAAGCAAAAGATTAACGACTTCATCGAGCGTGAGATTGATAGAGTGCTTTCCGAAGCCTTCCAGTCGAAGATACTCCAAAAGCTGATGAGAGCCAACTATGCAAAGGCAAGGGAGGCTCATACAACCACAGAGTATGGTGTTTCAATTCCACAGTGGGATGCTTTTCGTGCGCAAGGTATTGATTGGAACCTTGTAAAAGACAGTGACTTTGAGGTCTTGGCCCCGGAAGATGCCGTAAAGATTCTTGCTGACGCGCGACAACGAAATCTTCCTTTCACAGGTTCTAGTGCAATACAAAAAGAACCGCTTATCTTCTGGTACAACATTGATCGACGACGGGATCCAAACTGGAAAGGCCACAAACCACAACCAGAGTATGTAGTTATTCCTGCCAACACATTGGTTCTAATCACTCAAGGAAGAACTTGGGTGGGCCAAGGATTCGATTCACCTGGATGGTATACTCGTGCTTATACCACGCTTGAAATGAAGGTATTTGAAAAGGCAGCGCATTCAATGTGCGACCTTGCCTACGTTTTGCGAAATCCACCTCGAACTACACAGCAGAGAGCGGCCCGCAGAAAAGCCCAAAAGGGCGCCGAAAGTTTGTGGAATCCAAAGAAGGTGAAAGCTGAGTACTTTGAACACAAATGGGCTCTGATGAGGGATAAGTATACACCAGATCGGATCAAGGAACTAATTTCAAAGATCCTTCGTGCAGCTTCAACAAATATGGTCACGATGTTGCAGCAATCTCCTGGTGACATTGATTTCAGTGAAGTCACTAAAATGGACAAGCTGATAGGCAACACGTGGGAGACTTACTCAAATATGCTTGACTCGGCTGAGCAGTACGCCAGAATGTTGTCTCAGTGGGGTGGTGATGAAGAAGAAAAAGAAGTTTTCAGACAGAGCTATGAACGAGAAAGCTCCTCGTTTTTAAGAAGTTTGCGAGGGTACTGGTTGAAGGTCACAGGCAAAAGGGATTATGGGGTGAGCCCGCACACTTTTATTGAGACAATGATTGATCGAATGCTCACTGAAACTTTCAAGTCCAAGCACTTGGCAGAGCTTGCCAAGATTTACCCTCCAATTTCATACAAGCAAAGCTTCAAAGCGCTTTTGCTTCGAGTAGATCCTTTTATTTCCTGGAGTCAGTTAACAGATGACGATGTACTGAAGATGAGCGCAGAGGATGCCCACAACAACTACAGAGATGTTATAGTCTTCTGGGTGAAGACAAAGCCTTCCTCTGATATTGATACTGTTCCAGTCGGATTGATCTCTATCACAGATGATGATGAAGCTTTTAGTGATTTCGGCGGGCATTACTTCGGGTGGGCAGGAACACCTCGGGGGTTAAACGCTGGAGCCGATGACCCGAGCCTGGCCGCGAAGTTGGCTGACACGGCCTATGTTGTCGATCCAGAGAAAATTGCAGCAAAGTACAGGAACACCCGTCTTGAGCTGAAGAAGAAAAGAGAGAAAGCCCGTTCTGGTGCCGCAGCTTTGCTGGGCCCCGGTGAGTTCTTAGTATACAATCTTACCCGTTATCAGAGTATCATGGCCGGTCGAGCAACACCTGAGTCAGTAAAGGCGCTGATGTCCCGGATTATTCACTTGGCAAACTTGAAGTACAGAGAGATTTGTGACGAGATCATGAATGATCCAGCGCACATAGAAAGTAAGATGTTTGTCTCTACGAATCTCGATTATGCTTTTGACGCTTTTGAGAGAATTGCAAACAAAATGGACCAAGCAAGAAAAAACCCAGGCTTGTCTAATTCATTTGCACATGATCTTCAGACGATGAAAGAGGTTTTGTACGAACTGCAGGGACGGCATCGAAATGAAGGAAAGCAGACTATGAATGATCCGATCGAAGAAGCAATTGATCACGTGCTGCTTGAAGCAGTGAAATCCGAGATACTCCGTAAGCTCATGAAGGCAACATCGGTTTCGGTCAGGCCGGGATTCGCCAACCATGAAGGTCCAGTAAAGAAAGAGCCTTCTCTGCTACACCGTTTGTACCGAGGGCCAGCCGGGAGGCGTGCTTCTGAACAGCTTTTCAATCCGCTTCTGTGGAGTGAAATCACCGACGAAGATTTTCTGGTACTCAAACCCGAAGAAGCGTTGAAAGACAAGTATAAGAAGGGTTTTATCTTCTGGTACTGCGAGAAGGGCAAAGAGTTTGAGAAAGAAAGCGGAGGATACAGGCATTCGTGGAAGCACAAAATCACAGTTCCTCCAAACACCCTTGCTGGTGTGACGATGCAGGGGAAGCCAGTAGAGGTAGGTTATCCTGAAATAGGCGTCGCACACGGAGAGAAGATCAAGACTATGGCGCAGTACAGTGACGTGGCCTACGTCCTTCCTCTCGCCCTTGTTCGTAAATGGGAGTTTCCTTTCGGCGCAAGGCCAGCGGTTTCGGGAGGCACCAAGACCTCATACGAGAAGCGTGCCAGGCGCGACCTTGCCCGTTCTGGTGCCACGGCTTTGCTGAGCCCCGCGGATGTCAAAGCTACGAACCAGGGGCGATATCAGTCAATGATTAAGGATCGAACCACTCCTGAAGGGGTAAAGCTCTTGGTTCAGAAGATTCTCCATCTGTCTAGTCGTCGGTATTTGGCTTGCCTGGATCAGATGGATGCTTCAACCGCCGAAGCCGAGTTGCAAGCACTTCGCCGAGAAGGTGAGGGGATGATTGAACTTCAGAAAGACGCGTGGAAAACTTACGTCGAAATCGTTCAGAAAAACATTCGTGATGAAGTACTTAAGAAGGAAGATCCAGAGGAGTGGAAACGACGAAAAGCTCGAGCAAAAGAGGATCCCGGTTATTTTTCTTTCACGAGTTGGACTGAAGAGCTGGTAAAATTAAAGGACTTTTTACGCAAAGCACGTGATCCAGAGTACAAAAGCTCATGGTAATCACATCTGAACAGATCGAGAGTGCAATTGACCTGATGCTGACTGAGACTCTTCGGTCAAACATCGTGCGGAAGATCGCTGCGGGGTGGAGGGACAAGACTACGGGTACTATTTTTTCAGGAATGAATGCGTTAAGTATGCTAAACAGGGAAGTTGCGGTACCCCGAACCAACTGGCAGGAGTTAGAGGACTGGGATTTTGAAATACTTACTCCTTTCGAGGCCGTGAAAGTTTTTGCCAGCAATGAGCCGGTGTTGCTATTTTGGATGAAGGGAGATACTTTGCTGTCAGTGAGTTACAAGGGCACACACTCTCTTCCAACACGAAAACCCCGGCAAGAATATCCTACCAGGATCGGCTTGGGTGGGGATGTAACTTCTTTCCCAGAGTTTCGTATTGCAGGACAGGCATCAGTTGTGTACAAGCTTGATCTAGCCAATGCAGAGAGGAGGCTTCCTCAGGCAGCCGCAAAAAGCAGGGAACGAGAAAAAGCCAAAAAGGGTGCCGCCGCGTTGCTATCACCTTGGGAATTCCAAGAACAGAACATTGCTCGTTATCTCGCGATCATTTCTGGAAGGCGGTCAGATGAAGATCTTCGCATTCTCGCAGACAGAATTATTCACATGGTGGATCTGAAGTTCAGGGAAATATATGATGCGGCGGTAGATCAAATTCGAGAAAAAGGAGCAACAGATTCCAGCTTGGAAGACGAGCGGAAGGACTTGGGGGCAATTCTTGAAAAAGCATTTGAATTTTTTACAGCTGCGTTGAAACGGCGACAAGGATTTCGACTGAGAGGAAAGCCTAATGATCCTGAAGCAACAGTTGGATCTGTCAGTCGAACCCAAGTACGAAATCTACGGATGGTCGAGCTGGGTCTAAGAAAAGGCTGGGATTGGGAGAAGATTTTGGGTGCAATGAAAATGCTAGACTAGAAATGAAACCTCTACGAAAACTTTTGAGACGTCAGTGGAAGCGGAAGCTTGATTTGACAAACAAACCTGCACTGCACAAGGAGATCAATTCCTTGGCACAGCAGTTCAACTTTGACATGGAGTCAAGGATTGAACGAGCAATCGATCTCTTAGTCGAGCATGATTACGTTGACGGCGAAGGTGAGCAGTGGCGTCCAAGGATCAAGCGAAAAGGTAACCGCAGAACTTTTGGACGGCAGAAATCTTTTCCAGTAGTAGTGCAATGATCAGTGAGAGAGATTGCTTTCAAGCCTGTAAAACGAAACGACGAGGTTTGACATGATCAAGTTACAGCCCGGGAAGGCCCTGAAGGTCCTTTTCGGATTTTCTCCCGGGGGTCAAGGTACTCCTACGATTCGACCGAGGGGTTTGACCAACCTGACGACGACGCTGTATGCGTACGGTAAAGATCCAATCTCCACATGGTACAGTCGGAAGATTCACCTCACACAAGATCGTCTACAGGCTTACAAAGAGTTCGACGACATGGACACGGATGATCTTGTCGTAGCTGCTCTTGACCTCTACGCGGAGGACTGCTGTCTCGCTGGAGATGTTAAGATTTCTTTGGTAAACGGGACTGAAGTTCCAATTCAGGATCTTGTAGGAAATCCGCCCTTCTGGGTCTACTCGTATGATCTGGAATCCAAAAAGATTGTACCAGGAAAAGCAATTGTTTCTTTAGCTAGTACACGCGAACTAGTTGAAGTAATGCTTGACAACAATGAAAAGATTCGTTGTACACCTGACCACCCTTTCCTGATGCGTGATGGTACCTACCACGAGGCACAACACCTTCAGCCAGGCGACTCGTTAATGCCGTTTTATCGGTTTACTTCTGACGAAGGTTGTGTTGGGTACGAGATGCTTCTTGAGCCCGACGAGAAAAAGTGGCATTATACTCATCGTTACTTTGCAGCTCCGAAACCTTATGGTTGTACACTTGTCCATCATAGAAACTTCAACAGCAAAGATAATTCCCCAGACAATCTTCGGTGGATGTCTAAGGCAGATCATTCTTCACTGCACTCAACAGGTCATGTTTGGTCAGATGAAGCAAAACAGAAAGCTAGACTTTCAAAACTTGGTGATTTGAACCCAATGAAACGTGAGGATGTTCGGCAGAAAATGCGAGAGGCAAAGAAGAAATTCTATGTCGAACATCCTGAAGTTGCGTTGCTTCTTGGAAGACAAGCTGCTGCAGCAGCCAGTGAGGCAAGACAGAATTGGCCGCCCGAAAGAAACGAAGACTTTAGAGAAACTATGTCTTCTGTTGGCAAGAAAAGCTGGGCTGATCCGGACTATCGACGCAAAATGACGTTTGTTGGTGGCACCTGTTCAAAGGGAGGGCTTTCTCTTCGGGGCATTAGCAAGAAATCCCGATGGTCGGTCGAAAGATATCAGCAGTACCTTGCACAACTTCGAGCAACCAATACACCCGAAAAGCTTCAAGAACGCGGTCGTCATATTTCGGAGGCGAAGAGAGCTGCTCAAATTGAAGTGTGTGTAAATCACAAGGTTCTTTCTGTTGTTTTTCTTCCTGGAGTTCATCCTACCTATGATTTGACGGTTGATAAGTATCACAACTTTGCGCTGACCGCCGGGGTTTTTACACATAACACTCAAATTGACCCCACAACGGGCAAGCGAATTTGGGTTGAAGCCGATGACGAAGAGGTAGAAAAGCTGTGTAACGATCTCCTCGAACGCGTGAATGCCGATGAACAGGTCTTTTCCATCGCTCGTGAACTCGCAAAGTATGGCAACTCGTTCGGCGCCGTTGTTCAGAAAGAACGCGAGGATGGAACTCCTGGTGAGATCGTCAACGTCGTTGCTGCTCCTGTGTATGCGTTGAGTCGAATCGAAGACGACGAAGGTCGACTCATTGGTTTCTGTGTGGCCCCGATTGAGCAACTTGGATCAGCGCTCACCCTTGCCCAGCCCGCTGATCTGTCTCAAGGAAAGCCTACAGATCCGCCCTGGAGTTTTGTCCACTGGCGTCTGCTCGGGAAAGAACGAGTTGAAGCATACGGGACCTCATACCTGTGGGCGGCACGTCATGCCTATCGTCGATTGCGCATGAGTGAAGACGCCCTGCTGATCTATCGTCTTCGGCGATCTCCGGACCGGTTTGTGTTTCAGATCAAAGGCCTGTCTGGTATGAGTGCTGAGGATCGAAGCCGGACAATGAGGAAGATCAGGCAGGAGCTCAACAAGAAGCACCTGATCAATCCTGAAACCGGCAATGTCCGATCAGAGATGGAGCCCCTTGGGGGAAACGAGGACATCATCGTTGACGACGAAGCCATTACGGTCAACAGGCTTCAGGGCAGTATGCAGGTCAACCAAGTGTTCGATGTCGAGTACTTCCGCAAGCGGTTCCTTGGAGCACTGAAGATTCCGGCTGACTACATGGGCTTCTCTGATGCCAAGAGTGGCTTCATTGCCGAATCTCCGTTGGCATATCAGGACATCAATTTTGCCAGGGTGATCAATCGTCTTCAGCAGTCAACGATGCAAGGGTACGCACTCTTGTGTCAGATCAATTTGGCATGGGTGGGAATCGATCCTCGTAGTGCTCGTGCCAAGTTTACCATTCACATGAATCCCGTCTCGTCGCTGGATGAAAAGAACCGGCTTGAGTTGGAAAAGACTCGGGCTGAAACCCTTGACATCCTTCAGAGGATTGGAAAGACGGTAGGTATTGACACTGATCAGTGGTATGCCTATCTTCTCCAGCGTAGCGGCATTCCTACTCACCTTCTTCGTACCAGTGCAAAGTCGAAGAACGACCTCTTGAAAGGGAAAGTGGTCGTACAGAGCGCCTCCAGATCGAAAGTTACACCTCTTGAAGAGTCGAGAGTCAACGACTTCGAGAAGAGGATTCGGGAAAGCACCGCTCTCGAAGGTGCACTCAAAGAGAACTTCTTTATTATCATCCGCCGGCTTCCTCAGATCTTTAACACGCAAGGGCCTAACACGTACTCCTCAGCCTGGAATCACAACATGTTCGGTGAGAAGCAAACTCCTGAGGTCAAACTCTTGAACGAGGCTGAACAGAAAGCTACGGGAAAGCGGGTCCTACTCGGTTCGATGATTACAGAGTGGCGTTCAGAGGCGAAGAAGGCAGAGATCAAAGGAATCAAGAACCTCATGACCGAGACAATCGCGAAGCTGAAGGGCGCCGAAGATGAAAGACTGAGGGCAGCTGAGGCTGCCGAGAAAGTTCTGGCAGAAGGCAATGAAGTGGAGGTCGAAGATGAAGACGATAACTGAAGAGTTGCCGAGCTCAGGTGCAAAGATCGTCCATGAGCATAAGTGGCAGCGCGTGCCCGGAGAGAGTAAGCATCCTGACAAGGATCTGTATATCTGTGTGCACGAAGGGTGCAGTGCTGCCAAGTTGGTGGACAAGCCCAAGGTTCATGAGAGCAAGAGTGAAAAGCCCTTGCTTCTTGGATAATCATGAAGCGCGTAGACAAAATTGTTGTCGAGTCGCAGGTTCGGGATATCCGAGCTCTGATCGACAAGCACCAAGATCTGCATGTGGCAATGGAGAAAGCAGGCATTCTACGTCAGTTTAAGAAGTTGAACGAAGCAATCAGTGGAGAGGATTGGGGGCGGATCGGTGTACTTGCAGGCCTTCTCTGGTACAAGCTTGATACTCTCATCAAGTATGTTAGTGATACAGCCTCAACTCTCAAGAGTATTGAACGAAATACTTCGCGGGGCAAGTAGTAGGTGCCCGACATGTAGATTGTTTGATGGTCTTGAGAGTAGGCGTCTCTACTATCAAGATGAGTATTTTTTAGTTTTTGAGAATCTCAATACCTCTTCTCCTTTCCTCGTCGCCCGTGATCACAATGCCAACGTGATTCCAATTCAAGCCTTTGTCGTTCTGAAACAGATTGCGTCTAAACTGTATGGAGAACGATTTAGCTTTGTTCCTTCTTCAATACAGACTGCGCACTACCACATCAAGGTAGTACGACTGGCCACAGAGCAAGTATCAGTTGCCTCAGCCGAATAATTCCAAGTATTACCTATCCGCATGTTTTAGGTAGTTGAAGTATGACTTGAATGAAAGGTCATTACCCAACACAACAAGGAGGACCGTATGCAGGGTAAGATGAGTCGTGCGAGTCTGTTCGCAGGTCTGAAACCGAACTCATGGGTGTGTCTCTTCCAGAAGGAAGACCCGACGGAAGACCCAGTGTTCAATTACAGGGCGATTGACCTCTATCTGGCGGCCGATCACCTCAACCAGGCCAACACGGAGCTGATCGTTCAGGACAGTGTGGACGGTACCACATGGGTCAACCGCTACATTCTTCCGGCTCCGATCGTTCCGGGTGGCGAAGTTGGCGTCAGTGTTCATCACAGGGGCCGCTGGGTGCGAGTGATGCTGTTCTCCAGCGGTATCGGTCGCGTGGATGTTACACTGGGCACTCCGGAAGACCAGGTTATTCCGGGATTGTGGCCCAATGTCGGCCCGCTCACCTGTGCGTCCTACTGTGAAGTCAGTAACGAAAGCTAGACTTTCGTTGCTTGCCCTTAGAGCCTTGTCAAGTAACATTGGCAAGGCTCTTTTGTTTTCTGTTAACCAGCATTTTGCAGCAGTTTGTTTTCGTATTACAAGGTGTGAAAGACAACGGGAATCAATGAGGAAAATCAAAATGCACTTTAGATATGCTCTAGTTCTACTTTCTCTTCTTTCTTCCATCCCCGTCCTTGCTGCTTCGGTGAAGATCGATCCCCGAGACATTCTTCCAAACACTGTGGATTCGACTGAGTTTGGGTCACTGAATGGTGCTCGTAGTAATCTTCAAACGCAGATTGACAACATCCTTGCTGCTTCGGTGAAGATCGATCCCCGAGACATTCTTCCAAACACTGTGGATTCGACTGAGTTTGGGTCACTGAATGGTGCTCGTAGTAATCTTCAAACGCAGATTGACAACATCGGATTTTCCTCGACCCAAACTCTGCAAACCGTTACTGCTCGAGGCAGCAACACGACGGCCAACGTGGTGTTGGCGGGATACTGGACCAGGATAGGCATCAGCGACGGGACGGAGACCTGGACCGGCGTCACGGCCGGGCTCAACCTGGGATACAACACCGGGGCGAGGACGAACATAGGGACCGGGGCAATCAACTCCGGGGTCGTCGTGAGTCCGGGCCTGCAATACGCCAGCGGCAGCGGCTCGGAGAACCACGGCAGGGTGTACAACTCCGGTTCCCAGATAGTCACCGGCAGCGGCTCGGAGAACCACGGGGTCGTCACCCAGTCGGGCGTGCAGACCAACGGCGGGCGCGGGTCGCTGAACTTCGGGAGCGTCCATGGCGGGATACAGTACATCACCGGCGACGGGTCGGCCAACTTCGGCGACACGGGGGCGGGCGAGTACCAGACCAACACCGCCACTGCCGCCTTCAACTTCGGTTCCAAGAACGTCAACAGCCACGACTATTCGGCGGTGTTCGGGTATGGCGTCAACTCCTTCGACACCAACTCCGCCGTCGCCCGCGTCTTCTACGCGACCCAGGCGTTCATGCCGACGGCGAGCAACGCGGTGGACCTCGGCTCGGCGGCGTTTCCGTTCCGCGACCTGTACATCGGCTCGAACTCCCTCTGGATGGCGGGCGTCAGGATGCTGACGATTTCCAACGGGCAGGCGGTCGTGGGGCTCCCCGTGGCCGACTCGACCGGGACAGCCTACCTCAAGGCCGACGGCTCGGTCGTCTGGACCGGCAACCAGAACGCGGGCGGGAAGTCCGTCACGAACTTCTCCGGCCTGGCCGGCGCCGGCCCGGTGGCTCTGACGTCGGCGAACATGTCGCTCGGCTCGGCCGATGCGACGCAGGCCAAGCTGTACGTGACGGGCGAGGCGGGGTACTACACGAACAAGCCGCTGGTCGTCCTGAACCGCACGCCGACCGCCACGGGAAACATCTTCCAGTGGAGCACGAACAACGTCTCGTTCGGGTACATAGGGGCGGACGGGAGAATCTACACGACGATTGACCCCGCGTCGCAGGCTCCGGCCGCGAACGAGTACGCGACGGCGGGATGGGTCCGCGGGCTCGCCGTGCAGGGCGCGGCGTGGTACTACACCGCGACCCTGACGAACGTGTGGTTCCAGCCGACGAACGGGACGGTGCTGCTGTCGGCCGCGCAGCCGGCGTCGCCGTTCACGAACAACATCCCCTCGCCCGTCCCGGCGAGCACCTACCTCGCGGCGGGGATGTCGACCAACACCTACACGGCGGTGAAGTCCCCCGTCACGTTCAGCATGTACCTGGCCCGGGTCGGCGGGAACTCCTCCAGCGTCATCCCGGTGCATCCGGAGATGTACTACGTGTACGAAGGGACGACCAATTTGCTGGGCGACTGGGAGGTCCCGAGCCAGAACGTGAACTCCACCACCCCGACCCTCTTCATGTGGACAATCGCCTTCTCAGAGCCGGCCGTCACCGGGGCGGTGAGGTACGTCGGGAGGCTGAAGTCCGGGACGCCGACGGGGTCGGCGGCGGGGCTGGCCATCTACGGGGGCGGCACGTTCTCGTCCTACATGAGCATCCCTTCGGCGTCGGGGACGGGCGACCACAACTCCCTGAGCGGCCTGCAAGGCGGGACGTCGAGCGAGTACTACCACCTGACCCAGGCCGACCACGTCGTGCTGACCAACAACGTCCAGGGCTTCACGCTGCTGGTCCAGGACCCGACGAACGGAATCGCCTACTGGATGGCGAACCCGTTCGGGACGAGGAGCTGCACGATAACCGAGGCGTTCGTGAAGTCCCACGGGATGACCGGGACGGTCGACCTCGTGTCGCAGCACCGGACGCAGGCTTGGTACACCTACGCCTCCGTCACGAACGGCGTGGCGGCCAACTCTACCGGGACGGCGCAGACCAGCTTCGCGGGCCCGGCGGCGGTGACGAACGGGATGATGGTCGGGTTCGTCCCTCAGAACTTGTCGGCTTTCGCGGCGACGAACATGCTTCGGGTCGACTTCACCATCCGGTGCCCATAGGAGAATCGTGAATAGGAAGCTGCCGCTCGTTTTTCTAGGTTTATGCCTCGCTTGGTGGGCCGCACTCGCCGGGGTGACGGTTGTGCAGCACGGGAGGGGAACTGTGTCGAAGACCGGCACGGTCACTACCACTACCACCACCACTACTACGACCACAACCACGATTCCTGACGCTAACATGGTTTCAGATACGGCGTGGATTCCCGCAGAACAGTCTTCTGGAACAGGTTTGATTTGGGGTGGTGAAGGTTTTGATGACAATGAAGTCTATCAGGGAATTGGCGGGAAAGGAAATGGCACTATTACTAATGGTGCCACTTATCGTATCCGGTTCGATTGGATAATTAACGCAAGCGAGAGGACGTCCGATGGTCTGATTCGTGTGTGGTTTGGTCAAACAAGTGTTGGTGGTCCCACCGTATATGGGAATGAACGATTTCAAGGTGTTTACACCAACACGGAAGTTTGGGATACGAGTGGTGGTCCCTATGAACCCCCTACTGGTGGAACAAATCTGTTGTTTGGGTTTGATGATTATGGTGAGCAGCGAGGCGGGTCGTGTTGGAACATTACGGTCACTACCACTACCACCACCACTACTACGACCACAACCACGATTCCTGACGCTAACATGGTTTCAGATACGGCGTGGATTCCCGCAGAACAGTCTTCTGGAACAGGTGTGA